ATTTGATCATATCAATATGGATAAACTCGTTAGACACTTGGCAGACATTGTTGGTGTTCCACAAAAAATATTAAAACCACAATCTGAAATAAATGCTGAAAGACAACAAGCAGCACAACAACAAGAACAAATGCAACAGATGCAACAAGTACAACAACTAGCAGAAGCAGGGGGAAAAGTAGCACCATTAGCAAAAGCATTACCAGAAGAAGCACAGGCTTTGGCAAACGCTGATGTTGAATAATTTATGGAATCAAATAAACAGCTAGAGAATCTAGTAAAAAAACTTAGAGAAAATTATCAATATATTTTTAATACAGACGAAGGCAAAGAGGTTTTGTCTGACTTAGAAAAAAGATGTCATTATCATTCTACCACCAATGTAAAAGGTGATAGCCATGAAAGTGCATATATGGAAGGTCAACGCAGCGTACTTCTATTTATAAAACAAATGCTGCAAAAGGAGAACAAGAATGTCAAGTGAACAGATAACACAAACTGATGTGCCTGTAGAAGAGACAACAACTACTACAGACACTCCTCAACAAACAGAACAAACAATTAGTTCTACAACAACAGAACAACCAACTGTTGCTAAGTCTTGGAAAGAAACAATCTCAGAAGAGTTTAGAAACGATCCAAACATTTCTAAATTTACAGAAATAGATGCGTTAGCTAAAAGTTATATCAACGCAACTAGAATGATTGGTCAAGACAAAGTTGCAGTACCAAATGAAAACTCAACAGAAGATCAATGGCAAGAAGTTTATGGAAAATTAGGTAGACCAGAATCACCAGATAAATATAAGTTAGAAGCTAAATCAGATACTGTTCCATTAGATGAAGGTGCAATAAAATCTTTTGCAGAGAATGCTCATAAGCTAGGTTTAAATAATAAACAGGCTCAAGGTATATTAGAGTATTACAAAAACTCTATGGAAGGTTCTGCACAACAAGCAAGAATAGATACTGAAACTGCACAAGCAAATGCAGAAGCCGAACTTCGTAAGGAGTGGGGTGGTAACTATGATGCTAATATTAAAAAAGCTGGATCAGTTGCTAAAGCAAATATGAATCCACAAATCTTAGATATGGAACTAAAAGATGGTACACGATTAGGAGATCATCCAGAAGTTATCAAAGGTTTTGCAAACATTGCAAACATCTTATCTGAAGATAAATTAATTGGTACTGAAAGCGAAAGCGTTGACAGAGGTACAGACTATGAAGCTGAGATTAGCAAACTTGTTAATGATCGAGATGGTCCATATTGGAATAAAGCACATCCAGATCATGACAAAGTAGTTCAACAAGTATTTACTTTGAGAACAATGCTTAATGGATAAAGAAGAATTAAGATTAGAAATACTTCGTATTGTTGTAGAGAATGGATCAGAAAATCAAAAATCTAATCCCTTGCCAATCTGCGAAGAATATTATAAATGGATTTCTAAGGCGAATGAAAGTTCGCCTAAGAAAAGTAAGACAATTCGTAAGAACCTTACTGACAACAAGGAATAGACTTGTAGTCTAAAAGACTTTAAATCCAAGAGAAGCCAGAATTTCTGATAACGTCTCTGTTTTGTTTTAACATTAACTTAACATTTAAGGAGACATAATATGTCAACTGAAATAACAAAAGCATTTGTAGAACAATACAGTTCAAATATACAAATGTTATCACAACAAAAAGGTTCTCTTCTTAGAGATAAAGTAAGATTAGAATCTGTTACAGGGAAGAATGCTTTCTTCGATCAAATCGGAAGCGTTACTGCAACTGTAAGATCAACTAGACACTCGAACACTCCTCAAGCAGATACTCCTCACTCAAGAAGAAGAGTTTCACTTGTTGACTACGAGTTCGCAGATCTTGTAGATGATCTAGATAAAGTAAGAATGTTAGTAGATCCTACTTCTAGCTACGCACAAGCTGCTGCTTTTGCAATGGGTAGAGCAATGGATGATGCTATTATTGCTGCTGCAACTGGTGCTGCTGATACTGGCGTAGCTGGTGGTACTTCTGTTGCATTACCTACTGGTCAAAAAATCGCTGAAACTGGAACTGCTGGTTTAACTATCGCTAAATTAAGACAAGCAAAAGAGATTCTTGATTTAGCTAGCGTTGATCCGTCAATTCCAAGATACATCGTAGTATCTCCTAAACAGATCACAGATCTATTAGGAACTACTGAAGTAACTTCAAGCGACTTCAACACAGTAAAAGCATTGGCTCAAGGTGATTTAAGTACATTCTTAGGATTCAACTTTTGTGTATCTAACAGATTGTCAATCGCTTCAAGCAAAAGAAAATGTTTTGCTTTTGCACAAGATGGTGTTGCTCTTGCTGTAGGTAAAGATTCAACTGCAAGAATAGACGAAAGAGCTGACAAAGGTTATGCTACTCAAGTTTACTATTCTGCTGCATTCGGTTCTACTAGAATGGAAGAAGAAAAAGTTGTAGAAATACTTGCTCACGAAGCATAATAAATAGAATTTTAGGGGGTGAAAGCGAGAGTGGAAACCCCCTAAAGTGCATGAAGAAAATACAAGAATTAAAACCTGTACTACATTTTAAAAAAGATAATTATGTTTATCGTTATGTATTGGTAGACAGGTTTAAAAACACAAGTAAGGTGCATCATGGTTTTGATGCAAAACTTGAAAGAACTGAGCATGAAATTTGGGGATTAGAAAAAGATAGACAGATAAGGCGAAAGTATATATTAAGGAAGTAGTATGGCATCAGTAGTAGACATTTGTAATGGAGCATTAAATCAACTTGGTGCATCAACAATCTTAACACTTACAGAAGATTCAAAAAACGCAAGACTTTGCAACGCAAGATACACACAAGTTAGAGATAGTTTATTTAGATCTCATCCCTGGAATTGTTTAATTAAAAGAGTTGAACTTGCAAAAGATACAGAAACTCCATCATGGGGTTTTAGTTATCAGTTTACTTTACCTGCAGATTGTTTGAGAGTTCTTACAATTTTAAATTATGATTATGATTACAAAGTAGAAGGTAGAAAGATTGTAGCAAATCATGGAACAGTTAAGATACAATATGTAGCAAGAATTACTGATCCTAATCAATATGATGAATTATTAAGAGAAACAATTTCTGCTGCATTGGCTGCTGATATTGCATACGCAGTAACATCATCTAATCCTGTTGCTTCTAATATGTATAATTTATTTCAAAATAAATTAAGAGAAGCTAGATTTGTAGATGCTACTGAAGGTTACAATACTAATCCAGATAATGGTCAAGCAGATGTAATGGGAGCTTCTACTTTTATAAACTCAAGGTACTAACCTATGGCTAGAGTTGCTGTTCAATTAACGAACTTTACAGGTGGTGAATTATCTCCAAGACTAGATGGAAGAAACGATTTACAAAAATATCCTACAGGATGTAAAACTTTAGAAAACATGATTGTGTTTCCTCATGGAAGCGCAGCAAGAAGAAGTGGTACGCAGTTTGTAGCAGAAGTAAAAGATTCTACAAAAGAAACAAGATTAATTCCTTTTGAGTTTAGTACAACACAAACTTACATACTTGAGTTTGGAAATCAGTACATAAGATTTTATAAAGATGATGGTCAAATATTATCTAGTGGTTCAGCTTATGAAATATCATCACCTTATTTAGAAGCAGAACTATTTGATATTAAGTTCGCACAATCTGCTGATGTTATGTACATTTGTCATCCTAATCATGCTGCTAGAAAACTTGCTAGAACAGGTCATACCTCTTGGAGTTTAACAGAAGTTGATTTTACTGATGGACCATATATGGATGATAATATTACATCAACAACATTTACAATGTCGGCACATACAGTTGGAACTGGCAGAACTTTAACTGCTTCATCAACAACAGGTATTAATAGTAATACTGGTTTTCAAACAACAGACATTGGAAGGCTAGTTAGATTTAGAGATGGTTATGGAAAGATAACTGCAAGAACATCTACAACTGTTGTTACTGTACAAGTATTAGAAGATATGGGTTCAAGTTCTCATTCAACTGATTGGTCATTAGGTTCATTTTCAGATACTACAGGTCATCCTTCTTGCGTAACCTTCTTTGAACAAAGACTTGTTTTTGCTGCAACATTATCTCAACCACAAACAATATTTTTCTCAAAGTCTGGTGATTACGAAAACATGAATGAGAATAGAGGTGGCACTATAGCAGATGATGATGCTATTATTTATACGATTGCTTCTAACCAGGTAAATGCAATTCGTTTTATGACAGCAACAAGAACTTTAATTATTGGTACTGCAGGTGGTGAGTTTGCAGTTAGTGGGGGTGGAACTGATAATGCAATTACACCTACAAACATATTAATTAAAAAACAATCTAACAATGGAGCTGCAAATGTAGATGCTTTAGCTGTTGGTAACGCAACTATATTTTTACAAAGAGCAAAAAGAAAACTAAGAGAACTAGCATACAACTTTGATGTAGATGGTTATGTTGCTCCAGACTTAACTATCCTTGCAGAACATATTTCAGAAACTGGATTCAAACAACTATCTTATCAACAAGAACCTAATCAAGTTATATGGTGTGCAAGAAACGATGGTCAGTTAGTTGGTTTAACTTATCAAAGAGAACAACAGGTAGTTGCTTTTCATAGACATATATTTGGTGGAGCATTTGGAAATGGTAATTCAGTTTGTGAAAGTGTTGCAACAATTCCAACAGATGATTCTGAATATCAAACATGGGTAATTGTAAAAAGAACAATCAATGGTTCAACAAAAAGATATGTAGAATTTATTCATCAATATGATTTTGATGAAACAGATGATACATCATTTAATTTTTTAGATTCACAATTATCTTATAGTGGATCTGCAGTTACAACTATATCTGGTCTTGCTCATCTTGAGGGTCAAACTGTATCGATCTTAGCAGATGGCGCAACGCATCCAAACAAAGTTGTAAGTTCTGGAGAGATAACATTAGAAAGATCTGCAACTAAAGTTAAAATTGGATTAAGCTACACATCTTTATTACAAACAATGAGAATAGATGCTGGTGCGCAGAATGGTACATCACAAAGTAAAACTAAAAGAATCTATGAGATTACTGCTAGACTTTACGAAAGTATTGGTGTGGAGATTGGTCCAGATTTAGATAACATGGAACGAATACCATTTAGATCTTCAGCTAACGCAATGGATAGTGGTATCAATGTATTTACAGGTGATAAAGAAATAGAGTTTAGAGGTAACTATGAGACAGATGGTTTTATATTTGTAAGACAAAATCAACCTTTACCTTTGACGATACTATCTTTATATCCTAAACTTCAAACTAACGATGGATAGAATATTAAACATAGTATCATACAAAGGAGAACACGGAGCATACATTATGAAGCAACAGATGAATCATACATTAATGGATAAGGATATGGAGTTTGATGGTAACGCAAAGAACCTAGAACAAGATAACTTAGCATTTACAGGTATGATTGATGGTAAACCTGTCTTTGCTGCAGGTATGAAAATTATTTGGAATGGTGTTGCAGAAGGTTGGGTGTTAGCTACTAAAGATGCTTTAGATCATCCTTTGCTAGTCGCAAAAGCAATCAGAAAAGATTTTGCAAGGATTGCTAAAGAAAATAATATCAATCGAGTTCAAACTGCTGTAAGAGCAAACTATACAACTGGTTTAAAATTTGCTAAATGGTTAGGTTTAGAGGAAGAAGGATTAATGAAAAAATTTGGTTTTGATGGTTCAGATCAATATATGTATGCGAGGTTATTCTAATGGGTTGGCAAATGGCAGCAACAGCAGCAATAGGTGCAGTAACAGCATCTCAACAAAATGCTTATGGTAAATTTAATGAATCTGTTAAGGATCGTAATGCTCTTGTTAAAGAACAAAAAGCTCAAATAATTGAAGATAAATTAGAATTAGATTTAGCTACTTTTAATAAAAAATTTGAAGAACTTGAGGGAGATGTAATAGTTAAAACTGCTAAATCTGGTGTTACTCAAGGTGGAACAGCACAAAGAATAAGAATGGCTAATCTAAATAACGCTGAATTAGAAAGAGAAAAAATGAAATATGATGCAGAAATTGGAAAATCTAGAGCATTTGAAGAAGCAAACTTTGCCAGAATACAAGGAGACATTGCAAGACAAGAATCTAAAATTGCAATGTTAAAAACAGCAACATCAACAGGAACATCATTATTAACAATGATGGGATAATTATGCCAAAGATACCTACATTTACATCAACAAGAAGTATAACAACAGACACACCAAGTGTAACATCAAATATTCAGTTAAATTTAAACAATACTCCAGCTAGTGCATTACAACCAGTAAGTAAATATTTAGAACAAAGTTATATAGAAGAAAAAACTATTGAAGCGAATAATAGATCTAACGAATTATTAAATAGTTTTTATGAAGATAAAAAGGATGATGCAGGTAATGTTATTCAAAAAGGTTGGTTGACAATATCTAGTGAAGCAAAACAAAAAGATTCTCCAACTGAAGCATCAGAGTATTATGATTCAGAAGTTAATAAACTTTATAATTATAGTAAAGCAAACAATCTTAAAAAATTAAATAACTTTGAAAAAAAAGCTGTTGATAGAAAGTTTTATGCAACATCTGGGTTATTAAAAACAAAAGTTATTTCAGAATCAAGAATTAATTTAATTAATAGAAACAAAGAGATTGATGATGATGCTTGGACGAAAGATACTTTGCTCCTTAAAGAACTTGGGACAGATTACATAGAGCAGCACATGAAAAATACTGCCAATAGAATTAATAACAATTCAGCTTATGATGATGGTACAGCAAAAAAATTAATAGAATCATATAACGAAAAAGGTATAGAATTTTTAGCAACATCCATGGCTAGTAATTCACCAATTCAATTTAAAAAAGCATTAAGTGAAGGAGCATTTGATCTTATTTCTGCTGAACAACAATTAAAATTAAGTGGAGTTGCAGATGGAGTTATTAAAGAACAAAAATTTTCAGCTTTACTTGCTCCTCTTGATATTCCTTTTGATGCTGATCCTAGAGATTTTGTTTTAGCTAATGAAGAAATTGCCAAAAAAACATTTGGTGGTAATGAAAACTTACAAGCTATTTATCAAAGTTTAACTGTTTCTGAAAGATCTGAGTTTGAAAAATCATATTTACAAAAAGCAAATCAAATTAAATCTGATAGACAATTACAAATATTAACAGCTAATCAAATAGGAAAAGTTGAAGCTGCACAAAAAACAAATACATTCTTTAATGATTTAGATAAAAGTAAAGGAACATTTACTAAAAAATTACAAGAATTATTTCCAAATGATTCTGGAATAGTTGAACAGTTAGTTGGCTACAATACTAAAGTTGGCAATGGAACCGCAAACAACATATCTAAGTTTGATGCTAATGATGATATAATGAAATTAATTGTTAGTGATAAAATTAATACAGCTTATGATAAATTTATTTTACCTGGAGAAACCACACCTCTTTCTATCTTTGAAAGAGTGGGAACACAACTAAATACTAATGATGTAAAATATTTAAACAATCTTCTTTCTATTTCTAACGAAGAAGGATTCAAAGAAAACCATACTAAATTTTTTGAATTTATGAATTTATTTTCTTTAGAAGTTGCAGGTAGTGCTGCTTTAAAAGATTTAGATCCTAAAAGAGATGATAGATTAAGTCAGTTCAAATATATTATGTATAACAGATATATTCAAGGATTAAGAGAAGGTAAGACTTCAGATGAGTTATTAAAAGCTGTTAAAGGAAATAAAAGTTTTATTGCTTATGATCTTTATAGATTTATACCAAGCATGGATGATGTTTATAAAAACATTAGAGACAATATAAAGGGTAATGAAGATTTACCAGCAATTCCAAATAAAAATAAAAAACCAACAAAAAAAGAATTAGAAGATCAACTTGGAAGAACTATTAGTATTTCAGAGTACGATGAATTAACAAAAGGAAACTAATGGCTACATTAGCAGATCAGATAAAATCTTATGAAGAAGCAGGTTTTAGCTCAGAAGAAATAACTAAATGGAAAAAAGATAAAGTTAAAAGTTTAAGCGAAGCAGGATTTACTACTCAAGAAATTGCAAAAGATTTAGGTCACAAAGAAATAAACCTAACACCCATTAGAAAGTTTTGGAGTAATATTATTAATATTGGAAAAGAAGAACATGAAAAACAATATAAAGAATTAGAATATCTAAATGCACAAAATGATGATACTCCCTTCATTCAAAAACAAAAAGAAAAATTAGTAGGAGATATATTTGAACCTGGCAAGTATTGGAAAAGAGGATGGGATGGTGGTATTTGGGATCTTCATCAATCTTATGTCAATGATGAACCTATACCAGAAATATACACAACTGATAACCCAAAAGATACAGGTTTTTTAGAAAGAAACATTATGAATGTTTCAAGATTAGCAAAAGACTTACCTATATATGCTGCTGCTGCAGTTCCATTTGGTCTAGCTACTAGAAATAAAGATGTTGCTTTAGCAGGTAGTGCTTTTGTTGCAGGATCATTAAGACAAACATACTTAGAAGCATTAAAAAATGATGAAGCAAATGGATTTAATGAGTTCTTTAAAGTCTGGACAGAAGAAGGAATTAAAGCTGGAGCTACAGAAGCTGCACAACTTTTGGTAGCAACTAAATTAGGTGGCTTGTATAATAATCCATTAAAAAAAACTATTGCTAATGTAATAGGATTTGAAGGAACTGGAGCAATTATACATCAAGAAATGCCTAGTAAAGAACAATTACAAGATAGTGCTTTTTTATTTGGTTTGTTTAATTTCGGTAGTTCTGCAATTAATAAATCAAGACAAGCAATTATTAAAAACGACAGAACCTTGACAGAACTTGCTGAAGATACTGTTGTTCATAAAACAATGATAGAAGATCTTCCAAGTAAAACAAACACTACCCCTAGACATTATGGCAATGAAAAAATTATAGAATATAAACCAGAAAAATTTAAAAAAGATTTAAAATTTGAAACTAAAGAAGAACAAATTATTTTTGATAAAACAAAATATTCAGAAAGAGTTCCAGAAAGAACTGTTGAAGGTTCAATAAATAAAGCAAAAGAAGTAAAAGATAAAAGTGTTACCAACCTTGTTGATAGACTTCATCCTATTAGAAAAATAGTAGAGCAAGTACAAAACATGAAAAACAATAAAGATGTTTTAAATGTTTATGAAATTTTTAGAACCTTATTAGGTGTCGAAAATCTAGCAGGATCTTTTATAGAAAAAGGTACTTTTAATGTTAAGTTAATAACAAATGGTAAATCTTTTAAATCTATTATAGAACCTTTACTTAGTGATAAGATTGCAATACCTTTTCTTCCAGAAAAAGTTCCTTTTAGTTTAAAAGCTAGAGATTTAAAAAATAGACAAACTTATGCAGAGTTTGGCAATTATGCTATTGCTAAAAGAGCTGTAGAAAAAGGTAAACAAAAAATAGAAACAGGAATACCTTTTGAGGTATCTCAAAAAGTTGCAAACAATCCTAAGTTAATTAAAAAATATGAAAAGACTAGATTAGAATTAATTGAATACAACAAAAGATTATTAGAATATGCAAGAGACAAAGGTTTATTAACAAAAGAAACATTTAATGCTATGCTTGAAGCTAATAAAGATTACATTAGTTTTGCTAGAGTTATAGAACCTACTGCAAAAGGAGAAGTAAAACAGAGTGTATCTCCATTAAAAATGATGAAAGGATCTGAAAAAGATATAATAGATCCTATTGAAACAACTTATTCTAATACATTTGCTATTATAAAAAAAGCAGAAAGAAATTCTGCGATTGCAGAGTTTGTTACATTAGTTGAATCTGGAAAAACAAAAGGTTTATTTCCAGACATAAACAAAAAAACTGTAACTAAATCAGTAAAAATAGATATAAAAGAATTAGAATCTTTGGGAATTGATACTTCAAAACTATCAACTAAAGTAAAAGAAAATCTTCAAGTATTTAGAAAAGAGTTTGATAAAATTGGAGAAGATTCTGTTGGAGTTATTCGTAATGGAAAATTTGAAGTTTGGGAAGTAGGTAAAGATTTAGCAGAAGCTTTAAAAGATTTTGATCCAAGATCAGCAGAAAATTTACTTTATTTTTATGCAAAGAAACCTTCTTCTTGGTTAAGAGCTGGTGCTACATTAGCTTTAGATTTTGTTGGTGCAAACTTTCTTAGAGATACAGTACAAGCTTCTGTTTATAGTAAGTATGGATTCTTTCCTGTTGTTAGTTCTATGAGAGGATTGTTTGATATTATTGCTGGTAAAACTGGATTAAGTAAAAAATCTCAAAAACTTTACGAAGATTGGATTAGATCTGGTGGTATGCAATCAACTATGATGTCAGTTGATAGAGTTATATTTGATAAACCTGCCTTTGATATTTTAAACAAAGGTCAAATAAGAAATAAAGCAGAAAATCCTATAGAAATATTAAGAGTTATTTCAGAAACTTTTGAAAATGCTACAAGGATTTCAGAATATAGAAGAGCATACAATGCTTCTATTAAAAAAGGAATGACACATGAACAAGCTGTTAAAAGAGGTGGATTTGAAAGTAGAGACATAACATTAGACTTTGGTAAAATGGGTGTAAAAATTAAAACACTTAATCAAATATCTGCATTCTATAATGCTAGAATACAAGGTTATGCAAAATTATATGAGGGTTTTAAAGAAAGACCAGGAAGAGCCATTACAGCTATAGCTGGTGGTATAATGGTTCCTACTGCTTTATTATGGTGGTTAAACAAAGATGATAAAGATATTCAAGCACAACCAGAATGGGTTAAGAGACACTATTGGTTAGTAGCTAGTGGCGAAGGTGAAGATAAAATAATTCATAAAATACCTAAACCTTTTGATGTTGGTGTAGTTTTTGCTTCTTTAGTAGAATCTTTCTTAGATCATAATTACAGTAAAGATGAAACAACTAAAAAACAATTAGATGGTTGGTGGAAAGATTATCTAATGCAAACAGGTAAAGGATTTATTCCTACACCTCAAGTTATATTACCTATATATGAAGCCTGGACAAATGAAAGTTGGTTTAGAAATCAACCTTTAGTACCAGAGTATATTGCAAAAACTTTACCTAATGAAATGCAATACACTAATTATACTTCTGAAAGTGCAAAATTAATTGCAACTACTATGTATAAAATTATTGGTACAGATAGTAAATTTACAAATCCTATTGCAATAGAAAATTTTATTAAAGCGTGGTCTGGAACACTTGGTAGATATGCAATTCAACTATCAGATAAAGCTCTTATAGAAAGTGGAATGATTGAAGATCCTATAAGACCAGATCAACCATTATCATCTATGCCAGTATTCAGAGCATTTCTTGCTAAAAATCCAGATTTAAGTTCACAATGGATTACTAAATTTTATGAAGAATATAATGTTGTTCAAAAAAAAATGAACAAAGCATCTGCTCTTGAGAAAGAAGGTAAGGCATTAGAATCTAAAGAAATTATGGATTCTTTAACTGGTCAACAACTTCAATTAAATATTTACGCAGATTCTATAAAAGAATATGGTGCTATGATAAGAAATATATATAATAATAAAAAATATACTTCTGCAGAAAAAAGAGAGTTAATAGATTTATTTGCAGAACAAATGATATTAACTGCTAAAAAGTCTTTAGATTTAATGAATATAAAGGTTGATAATAAGGAACAATAATAATATAGAGAAACAGTATGACAATATCTTCTACTACAGTAAAAAACTCCTACTCTGGAAATGGTACTCTAGATACCTTTAACTACACTTTCAAGATATTTGCAGACGCAGACATTCAAGTAATTATTAGGGATGCAACAGCAACTGAAACAGTTAAAACTTTAACTACTCATTACACAGTTACAGGTGCAGGAAATGCTAATGGTGGAACTATTGTTTTTACAACTGGTAATATTCCAACTAATACAGAAACTGTAGTTATAAGAAGAGCATCACCACAAACACAAGCAATCGATTATATTGCTAACGATCCATTCCCTGCTGAAAGTCATGAAGAAGGATTAGATAGATCTATGATGGCTATTCAACAGCTACAAGAAGAAATAGATAGATCAATTAAATTATCAAGAACAAACACAATGACATCTACAGAGTTTGCTGTTGGTGCAACTGATAGAGCTGGAAAAATTTTTGGTTTTGATTCTAATGGTGAACTTGTTGTATCGCAAGAACTAGGTACATTTAAAGGTAACTGGTCTGCATCAACTACTTATTCTGCTAGAGATATAGTTAAAGACACATCAACAAATAATATTTTTTTAGCTAACACAGGTCATACATCTTCTGGTTCACAACCATTAACAACTAACACAGATAGTGCTAAATGGGATTTATTAGTAGACGCAGCTAGTGCTACAACAAGTGCTACTAATGCAGCTAACTCAGCTACTGCTGCTGCTACAAGTGAGACTAATGCAGCAACAAGCGCAACAACTGCAACTACAAAAGCAAGTGAAGCAGCTACTTCAGCAACTAATGCTGCAAATAGTTTTGATAGTTTTGATGATAGATTCTTAGGAACTAAATCAAGCGATCCAAGTGTAGACAATGATGGCAATGCTCTTGTTGAAGGTGCGATGTACTACAATTCAACAGACAACGATATTAGATTTTACAATGGTTCATCTTGGGATGCTCCTGCTACACAGGCTGCAACGAGTGCAACTGCTTCTGCAAGTTCTGCTACATCATCTGCAACTTCAGCTACTAACTCTGCAAACTCTGCGACAGCTTCTGCTACATCAGCAACTAATGCTGCAACATCTGCTACAAATGCTTCAACATCTGAAACTAATGCTGCGTCAAGTGCAAGTGCTGCTTCAACATCTGCGTCAAACGCATCGACAAGTGAAACAAATGCTGCCACATCTGCTACTACGGCAACTACTCAAGCAACAAATGCTTCTAACTCGGCTACTGCTGCAGCTACATCAGCTACTGCTGCAGAAACTGCATACGATAATTTTGATGATCGTTATCTTGGTCCAAAATCTAGCGATCCTACAGTAGACAATGACAGTAATACTTTATTGGTAGGTGCATTATATTTTAACACTACAAGTAATGTTCTAAAATACTGGACAGGTTCTGCATGGAATAATGTAGAAGCAGTAGACACAAGTAATTTTGCAACTAATGGATTTAGTATTGCAATGGCAATCGCTTTATAATAAGGAGTATATATGGCACAGAACTTTAGAAGATACACAAGCAACGATGTAGGAACATCTGCAGCAACATTATTTACTGCTGACAGTTATGATACAGTAGTTGGTATATCAGTTTCAAATGTAACTGGTTCATCAGTTATAGCATCTGTTTATATCAATGATGGTTCAAACGATATTTATTTAATTAAAGATGCACCTATTCCTGCAGGTTCATCATTACAAGTTTTAGATGGTGGAGCAAAGTTTGTAGTTCAATCTGGTGATGCTTTAAAAGTAGTATCAGACACAGCTTCATCTTTAGACGTTTGGGTATCAACAGTAGATGCAATAAGTACATAGGAGATTAATGCCGTTTATTGGAAATCAACCAGCATTAAGTTACACAAGTTTTGCTAAACAAGACTTTACTACAAGTGCGACTACATCTTACACATTGGATCATAAAGTTGCTAACGAAAATGAACTAGCACTTTTTATA